TTGGATCGTCGTCCGTGTGCGGGACTCTGGCCCAACTTCTGAACTTTGCTAGGTCTAGAGCCATGGTTCCTCGCTGAGGGGGGGTGGAGCCGAAGCCCCACCCACCCAAAGGATGAGAGGATCAGAATCAGGCGTTCGTCACTTGCAACTGCACCAGCGCATTGACGCGGGTGAAGTCGGAGTTGGCGAACTGCATGCCTTGGTAACGGATACGGGCAGTGCCGGACAGTGAGAACTCGTCGCGGGTGATGGACATTCCGGGGCCCCACTCACGGATGGCGAATGACTCGGAGATGTTGCCCAAGACTGCGATGCAGTTCTTACCAGTGGTGCCGGTTGACACGTGCGCTGGGAGGTATTCGGTGATGTACACCGGAAGACCCATCAGCGTGAACGGAGCAGCACCAACAAGCGCGGCGTCTGCGCTTGGCACAAAGATTGGAACGCCGTTCACGAGCAGACCGGCGATCGCTGCGTACGTGTCTTGCGGCAGGATCCACGAAGCGGATCCCCAATACGCTGCTGGCAACTTCGTGTAGCGCATTTCGGACAACTTTGCAACCGTTGCACCGGCAGTGATTGCCAGGGCGCGAGTTGTGCCGGTGCTTGTCGCTGTGGTGATGTTGATATCGGTGGTGACGCCGGTCGATGCCTTGACGGTAAAGATGCCCGTCGGTGCATTCGTTCCGGATCCAGCCACGTAGCCCCACTCCAAATTCTTGAGCAGCTGGCGCTGGAGATGCTCGGTGACTTCCATTTCCACGTTAAATCCGGCGTCCGATTGGAGAATCAGTTGCTGACTCACTTCGGTCTTCGGCAAGCATGGGATCGGTGCAAGAGGCACTTCCTTGAACAGCGGATCAGCAGCGGTTGCAGCAACCGTGCCGGTGTCGGCTTGCGTCCAGGCAGAGGTGTAATCCGCAGTCTTCAGCGTGCTGAAGCGCAGGGTTTGGTAACCCTGAACGCCAGTGCGGAGGTCTGCGATGTTACGCATGATGCTGTTGGCATCGAGGTACTTGAGAACAGCGTCTTGGTAGACCTTAGGAATCAGGATCGAACTTGACGCGGTCGAGATCAGTTCGCGCTGCTCGGGCATCTGGCCGGTGCGGAGGTAGTTAACGAACTGCTCTTCGTACTTCTTGGAAGCGCGAATGTCCATCGAGCGTTCTTCGGTCTTCTTGCCGAGGTTCTCAATCGCAGACGATGAAGCGAAACGCTCGCGCACTTGCGCTGCGCGGATCTCTGCATCGAGCTTGCCGAGTTCGTTAGCGACTTCGTGGCCGCGAGCTTCAACCTCGACGGTCATGGAATCTTGTGCGAGAATGGAATCGCGCTCAGTGACAAGCGCCTTACGGGTCTCAAACATTTCTGAAAGTTTCATAGCGGCATCCTTAGACGCAGACGAAGACGGGCAAGGCCCGAGGAAAGGTGTCTTGCCTCGACGCGACTCTGCGGATACGCGCCGGTTTCGACCAAACTGATTTCTCGCAAGGCCACTTGCGAGAGAGTGCGAGTGTTGCCGACCCAACTGTCGGCGATGACTTGGAAACCGAACGACATCTCAGAAAACACGCCAGCGTCGACGAGTGATCGGACGTCTTTAGCGCGTTGAGTGTCTGGCAGGGTTACTTCAAACGCCAGGCCGTGCTGATCGCTGCGCAATTGCAGCAGTCCGCTCTTGGTGTTTGCCAACAAGTCGCGCGAATCGTGACCGACAAGTAGCGAGATGTTGTTGCTCAGGGACGAATCGAAAGCGCCGCGAGCCACGCGTTCGGTGAACGGCTTGCCGCCATTGATGCCGCGGAAGGTCAGCGGGTGGCTTGGGGCGTCATAGACCGAGGCGTAGCCGCCGATCTTGTCGCCCGTCATGGCTAGTTTGGCTGTACGAATCTCAAGCATTGTCTTCTCCTGCGTCCATGTTTCCGGCCGCGTTGTCGCCTTGCGTGGCGCTCATTCCGCCTGGCATGGACACACTTGGAATTTCGAACTGATCGCCCTCCAAAGGGGGAAGCCCCATTCGCTTGCGACCGTCGTTCGGTGAGAGGATCCCGGCGAGGACGAGTTTCGACAGCGCCATGCCGGCATCGCGCATATTGCCGCGGAGCAGGACGTCGGTATCGAGTCTCGCGTGTTCGCCGGGCCCGCAGAGTTTTCGCGTGATCTCCGACTCCCACGCTGTCACCCATTGGGCTAGTGCGCCATCGACGTAGGCGCGTGCTGTTTCGGATTGTGAGGAGAGCGCGCCGCCACCTTGCTGGTAAAGCATTTCCGGCGGCACGCCGAATGCGCGAGCCACTTCCTGAATGGAGAACCGGCGCGACTCAAGCACATTGCTGGTGCTTTCGCTGATCTTCTCGGCTTTCATGCCCTCGCGCAGGATCAAAGGGCGCGAAGCACCTTCCGGCGTTGAGTGCATGGTCTGCCAGGCGTCGCGGATGGCTTGCACCGTCTGATCGGACATCGCGCCCGGGTGGCTAATGCTGATCTTCCCGCCGCTTTTGATGAGCGCCGAGTGGGCCGCGTCTTGGTCTGCGGCGAGATTGAACGCTGCCCGAGCGGCGTCCAGTGGCCCGATGAACCAATCAGGGCGCAACGGATCCGGGTAGCAACCGAGGTGAAGCACCTGGTCGGAGGACAACGTAGTACCGGCGAGTTTGTAGACCACACCGTCTTCGGTCATTTCCGAACTGATCGCGTTCGTCGGCATCGGTTGCAGTTCAGCAACAGCGCCCGAACTATCGCGCCGAATCAGCGCTACACCGTTGCCTGATTCAAGGGCACACGCGGTGATGTAGCGTCGGAACTCGTACCCTGACTGCCAGCGCGAGGCGTCGCGGGTCATCAGTTGTGTAATCGGCGAGTCGACCAACTGACCATCGCTATCAACGACGTGGAACGGTAGCCGTGCGAGGTCTGCCGATATCAGTTGAGTCGCTCGAACGACCGCAGGCAGGGACGATATAGCCGGTGCGGCTAGCGGCTCCGGCCGTGCGTAGACGACCGTGGCGCTTCTGAATCCCATGAACCTGGCGAAGATGCTCACTCACGCATGGAACAAATGTGCCTCGCGTTGTCAACACAGATTTCTTGACTTGCCACCTTAACCGTCAAACACAAACGCCGCGGCAATTTCTTGCTACGGCGTTTGTGTTCAAACCCTCGGGGCGTCCCGAGGCGGCGTTAGCCGTCTTACTGAGCAGCAGGGCGGCAGCTCAGGCGAGGCGCAGGGCAGGGCCTCACACCACATTGCTGTGATGCCAAGATTGTACTACCCAATCGGACAACTGCTACTGCTCAGTCCGGTCGCCTCGCGCACCTGGTGATGTTCCATCAAGAGCGCGGCCATGTTGCCGGAGACGATCACGTCCATGTTGCCCTTGCCGCCGCGTCCCTTTACCGGCCGGATGTTGCCCACATTGTCTGAAATTAAGGTGATTTGGTTGAGTCCGGACACCAAAACGGGATCGTTGTCGTACGTCAATTGCCTACTTTTGAGGAGGTCTGCCCAGCACTTCCAGGCAGGGGCCATCGTGCGTATTGACTGGTCTACTGTGACAATGGGCCATCCGCGGTCAATCCATCGCTTAATGTCACGCGCTTGCGCCGGATGTGGGTCAACTCCGATCTTGCGGACGTCATACGTGGCGATCATGTTCTCTAACTCTGCCTCGACAACGCTCATGTCCTGCCATTCACCAGGCATACGCCGCAAGTGCCCTGCCTGAATCCACTGCTGCAATGGGTTCTTGCATTTCTTCTCGTCCAGTGCGATGTCGACTCCCGCCCACCAGCACACGTTGCGGCCGCGGATCATCTTGCCATCGACCACCATTAAAGTCATGGCGGTCAGGTCGAGCTGCGGGCCGTAGCCACCGCGGCTCAGGTCAATCGCAATCACCGCCGGCTGTCCCCGCAATCGCGTCCAATCAACCTCCTCAAATTGCCGCTCAAGGATTGCAGTATCGACATCGGAGGTCGCAATCGTGTGATATCTGCACGCTAACTGCGTTTCAAACTCAGCAATCTGCACCGGATCGCCCGTGTTTAGCATCGTTTGGGCGGCTAATTGCAACTGCGTTGGGTCAACAATGGTGCCTAAACCGGGGTGCGCCTTCGCCCAAACAGCAGGATCTGAGGCCGAATCCTCGGTATCTAGGCCGTAAATCATGGGCCACCACCCTGCTGGATAGGGCGTTCCGTCGGCTATTGCGGCCTCGCAAGCCTGCCAGTAGCCCCAAATCGGGCGCGTTCGCTGCTCGGGATCGGGCGTTGTGATCGCCAACAGTTGCGACGTGGCAAACTTGGCAAGACCAGTGAGCAAGCGCCCGAACGCCTTGTCCATGCGACTGCATTCGTCTGCAATGGTTAGCCGGCTCGTCAAACCGTCAAGGGCGCGATCGGTGCATGGCAGCGATATGTACCGGTTGCCACCGTGCACCACTTTGCCTGGGTGCGCCGGCGTCGAGCCGCCCGAGGATCGCCATCCCTGCTCGTCTTTGTCGCTGTCATCAAGCGCCAGCGTGCGGCACATAGTCGCCATGCGCTCGAAAGTCTTCTGTGCAAGCCGACCATCGGGCGCGACAGATGAGAACTCAAGGGCTTGCGATCCATTGCGCATGGCCGCCATAATCATTGATGCCGCGAACTCGGTCTTGCCGTTGCCACGTGCTACCACTAGCAGCAGCGCCTTGGTAGCGGGCGTGTCGGTCTTCACCTTTGACACCACCCGCCGCCTGGCGAGCAAGACCATTGCAACCATGCACTGCCACGGCATCCACTCAAGCGCAGTACCGGCGCCTTCCTCCACGCCCTGTCCGCACTTGCGAGCGAACGCTCGAGCTTCCTCAGCGCGTGGCTCGTCCCACCACACTTCGTGCGACGCCGGCGACTTGCGCTCGGCTAGGTAGCGCTTGCACGAATCAACGATGCGCAGATTGGCGACGGCGCTGCCGCTAGCGATTGATTCGGCGTACGCGTCGGCTAGGTCGGCGCATAAAGGCGGTCGCTTGCTGTGTTTACGGCGTGAGTCTGTTCCGCCTGATCCCCCACGCGGTGCCTTACGGGTATGGGGGGGCTCGGCCCCTTG